TAAAAAATACTTTATCTAAACATAAAAATAATTTTCTGAAAGTTGAAGTTGATGGTGAATTTGTTCACGATAAACTATTTGAAATTATAAACAAGATTGAAAAACTTGTAGCTAATGGAGTTGGGGTTGAATATAGTGATGTAATAATGGTGGATAATTCTAAGATGGAAGATTCAAAAGAGGAATTATCCAATAAATCTAAGAGATATTATATGAAAGTTTTTATGAAAGAATTAGTTAAAGAAGATAAATTTAAGAATTTAAAATTAGATAGATTAAATAAATATATTGATGTTTATTGTGAAAAATTGGAGATAAGTTAATGTTAAATTTGAATAGTCTATATCACGGTGATTGTTTAGAATTGATGAAAAAATTAGATGATAAATCTATTGATATGATACTCTGCGATTTACCCTACGGAACTACTGCATGTGGGTGGGATTCGGTGATTCCATTTGAGCCTTTATGGTGGCAATATAAGAGAATCATAAAAGAGAATGGAGCAATCGTATTGACCGCTTCTCAACCTTTTACAAGTGCTCTAGTTATGAGTAATGTAAAAATGTTTAAATATGAACTTATTTGGGAAAAGGATAGTGTAACAAGTCCATTTCTTGCTAAAAAACAAATAATGCGAAGACATGAAAATATTTGTGTTTTTTATAATGGACAGTGTGTATTTAATCCACAAATGGAAATCAGAAACGAAAAAAATAAAAGAAAAAATAATAGAAAAAATTATCCAACGGAAAGTAAAGGTAATGCAATAATACGGGGTGATAATATTGGGAATGAAAAATATACGTACCCCAAATCAATCCAAAAATTTAATAGACCAAAAATTAGAGGATTACATCCAACACAAAAACCAGTAGCTCTATTTGAATATTTAATAAAAACTTATACCAATGAAAATGAAATAGTTTTAGATAATTGTGCTGGAAGTGGTACAACTGGAATAGCTTCAATAAACACAAATAGGAAATATATTTTAATGGAAAAAGAACAAAAATATTGTGATGTAATAGTTGATAGAATTAAACAAAGATTGGGGAAGTAAATGAAAGGAGCGATATTTTCAGATCACCACTTTGGATTAAAGAAGAATAATGGTGATAGATTGGAAGATGCAGAAGCATGTGTAGATTGGATTATTAAAGAATGTAAAAAATCAGGTAATCTTGATGTGTGTATGTTCTTAGGTGATTTATTTCACAACCGCTTTGATTTAAACGTCAAGACTATAGAATATGCTCAAAGAAGCGTTAAGAAGCTATGTAAAGCATTTAAGGAAGTTTATCTCCTTGTTGGAAATCACGATGTCTATTACAACGGAAATAACGAATTAACTAGTACACTTGTATTAACTAAGAAGAAAAATCTTCATATCATTAGAAAGAAATCAGAAACGATAATTTTAGATGGTAAAGAAATCTTATTATGTCCTTGGTCAACTAGACCTAAAGATGGAGAAAAATATGATTTGATATTAGGTCATTTTGAAATGAATGGAATAAGACAACCTAGTGGATTTTCTTCTGGATATGGATATGATGCTAAGGATATTTCAAAGTGTTCTGATTTAATTTTTACTGGACACTATCACATACACGAAAAATATGAATATGATAGTTCAATTTTATATTCTATTGGATGTGCTTATCAACATGATTGGTCAGATTGTGATAGAGATAAAGGATTCTATTTAATTGACTTTGAAACTTTAGATCATAAATTTATTCTGAATGAAGTTTCTCCTAAGTTTATTAAATTAAAATATTCTGAAATGTTAGAAGTTGTTCCAGAAGATTTGGAGAATACATTATCTGGACATAAAAATAATTTTTTAAAAGTTGAAGTGGATGGGGAATTTGTTCATGATAAATTATTTGAAATTATAAACAAAATTGAGAAGCTAGTAACAAATGGTGTTGGTGTTGAATATAGTGATATAGTAATGTTAGATAATTCTAAGATGGAAGATTTTAAGGAAGAGTTATCTAATAAATCTAAGAGTTATTATATGAAAGTTTTTATGAAAGGATTAATTAAGGAAGATAAATTTAAGAATTTAAAAATAGATAGACTAGAAAAGTTGGTGGATGTTTATTGTAACAAGTTGGAGATAAATTAATGGCTAAAAGATTTTATTCCTTGATGATTCCAGAAGATGCAGGTGGCTGTGGATTTTATCGCATTGTAACCCCAAAGTTGGCAATGATGGCTAACCACAGAAACGTCATAGCTTCTGAATCATTTATACCGATAACTAATGTTACATATTATCAACATGTTAGGATGATTAAGATTCAGCGACAATGTACAGCTCATCAGCTTAATTTTATCAAAAGTGTACTAAAAGTGGTCAATGATACATTTGGTAGCTGGTTAATTTATGACATAGATGATGTTCTAGTCCACACTGATATGCCTAATTATAATTTAGCTAAACCACAATATAATGCTGATAGAACTAAGGCACTTGGTGATATAATGAAATTAGCTGATTTTATTACGGTGTCAACAGATATACTTGGAGAATATTACCAGAAGATATTTAGAATACCTAAAGAAAATTTTATAACAGTTCCCAATTATGTCCCAAAATGGTGGATTGGAAATTCTTATGATATAGGTAGAATAGAAACTAGATATAATAATATGAAGAAACCAAAAATAGCTTTTGTCTGTGGGAGTAATCACTTTGATTTGAAAAACCTAAATAATGGAGTTGATGATTTTACTCATATAATTGATTGGATAAGAAGTAATATCAAGAAATATGAATTTCATTTTGTTGGTGGATTACCATTACAGTTAAAAGATTTACTTAAAGATGGTAAGGTGTTTAAAGATCCACCATGTGATGTATATAATTATCCAAGAGAGATAGCTAACCGAGGATATGATCTATGGGTTGCTCCATTACAAGATAATTTATTTAATCAATGTAAAAGTAACATTAAGCTGGTTGAATCATGGGCTTTAGGTATACCGTCAATAGTTCAAGAGTGTGCTTGTTATTCTAAATATACTGATAATAGATTTATAACAGCTAATGATTTACAAAAGAAGATAGATTATATTTTGAAGTCAAAGAAGAATTATTTAGAAACAGTTAAACATGGGAGGGATATAGTGGAGCATGGCGATTCAAATGCTAAGAATGGATATTTTCTTGAAGATAATTTAGACATTCACAAGAAGCTATTTATGTTAAATCAGAAAACTATGAAAATTAAAATTAACCAAAATAACGGGTGGCGTTAAAAATGAAAAAATTAATTGGAAATTTAATATTGAAAATTATTTCTATCTTTGGAAATAAAGACGATCAGGATGTTCGGAGTGTAGCTGGTTACAGGATGCTTAGATTGCTTCCTGGGGACTGTGCTGTGGTGGTTAAGAAGAACAATGACTGTTTCATCGTAGAAAGTGATTTAACCGATGAAGAGGGTCGTATGATGGAAAATGAAGAATTGGCTTGGATGCTTGGATTATATTCTAAGAATTCTGATTATGTTGATATTCTAAAACAGATGTTTCAGGATAACATAGATGATATTAATAGCCATCGGGTAGTTAAGGAACGAGAAAAATGATTGTAGAAAAAACTTATACTGGTGAAGATTATCAATCTCTTCCAGAAAAATTAAATGAATATCTGGATAAAGAAACTAAAAGATATTTGTTAATTAGGAATGTAGATCAGAAATATGATAATAAAGTTGTTAAAAAATACATTGACCTGATGAGTAAATATTTATTACCGATTTGTTTCTATCCCTATTCCGAATTTATTCCAAATTGCAATAGAGTATTCAGTAGACCAAATCCAATAATTGCTGTTGACATTGGTAATATATTAACAGCTATTGCGGTTCGTTCACCAAATCCAGCTTGGTTTATTATTGATAGAGCGATAACTAAAGATATTAGATTTAATACTAAACTTAAAACTATGTTCTTTGAAGATTATTTGTTCACTTTAGCTGAGAATAAACTTATTCCATCTAACGGAATATTTCTTGACATTATAGATTCTTACAAATATTTCTTGACTTTTGATGGAAAAGAACCTATATTAGATATTGAAAATGTAAAACACGATAAACAGGCAATGAAAGAACGAGATGTCGAATTAGATAATGGGACATCAAAAATCGTGGCATACATTAAAGCAAAGAATTATATTTTTTAACAATAATTAACCAAAAGGAAGAAGTAAAATGAAAAACGACAAAAGAGAAGTAATCGTAGAAGAAGACATCATTAATGAATTAGTGAATATCGTAATTTTAAATAATTACGTAGATGATGAACTATATGAAAAATTAAGAAAAGATGTTTGTTTAAGAAAAAGCGAAATTGAAATTGACAATAACATATATCATGTTAGGTGCTATTGTTTAGAAGATATTGTTGCAATTAAAAACATAATGAAATTGGACGACACCCACGAAGTAATTAATGATTTCGGTTCTGGTATACCATATAAAGAAGTTACAGATGAAGAAGAAATAGATAAAGTTTTAGAAAAATTTGAAATGGTGGATGTAATATGATTTCTATTGGAGATACTTATTTAGTTGAAATGATGGTAGAGAAGAAAAAAGGAGCTATATTTCTTCCAGATGATTCATTTAAGTCTGAACAGGTTATAGCAAGAATAATAAATAAAGGTTTACTTGTAAATGATCCAGATTTAAATCTTGGTGATATTATTGTCATGGAGCGACTTGGAGCAACAACTACACTTAAACATAATGGACAAAATGTTACAATAGTTCCACATCATCAGATATTAGCTATGGTTGAGGGTGGTGAATATGTTTCAGAAACAAATACAGATTATTTTGAAAGGAAAACAAGTGCGGTAAAATATTACACAATTCCAAAAACTAGATTAGATCATGTAACTGGACGGAAGCTTGGTATATATCCAGATAAAGCACATCCAATTGATTTGGTTAATGGAATTTATATTCCTAAATATATGGAAGAACAACAGATAGTAAGAACTAACCGAGGAATAGTCTGTCGAATAAATGAAGAAACCGAGAAGTTGACTGGAATAACCATTGGAATGAAAGTTGTATATGATTATTATTCAGTATATTCACATGATACAGAATTTCATATAACTAATGTTGAAAATATTTTAGCGGTAATTGATAATCGAGATGAGGAGGAGAAGTAAAATGTTTAATTATCAAAATTGTTGGGTTCTAGTAGATGTTTCGTTTCTATTAAATTATGGAGCTCATGCAACTTTCGTTAAATATAAAGATACTTATGCTGAGATGTGTGGAGAAGATTTTAATCCAATAGAGGAAATAGATACATTTGAATCTGAAATGTTAGCTTACTTTGACCACCAGCTATTTAATGCGATTTCTTCAATAAGTCCGATAATTAAACGAGAAAAAGTAATTTATTGTTTTGATTGTCCTAGACACGAAATTTGGAGAAAAGAAATATTTGAAGGATATAAAGGAAATCGAGATAAGATAAAACGTAAATTTGACATGAAACCAATTCATGAAACAGTTGGAGCGTGGATTAATAAACAGTGTGTTGATTATAATTCTCAAGTAGCTAAAGCGGATTCTGCTGAGGGTGATGATTTAATCTACCATTTTACTAAGAGAATTTTAAATGAAACTGAGGATTCGGTAATTAATGTTTCTGGTGATTTTGATATATGTACACTTAATGGTGCTCGAGTTAAACAAGTTCATCCAGATGGAACAGAATTGTCTTTAGAACTTATGTATGAAAAGTTAGAAAAGAAACATAAGATGACTATAGAGTTTGATAAGACAGCGGAAAATTTCTTACACTTTAAGATTTTAACTGGTGATCCGTCAGATTCTATTCCATCAGTCAGACCAAGAAAAATGGGAGCAAAGACCGCTCCAAAGTATATTGCTGATTTAACTATGCTTGCCGAATTGTTGAAAAGTGATGCTGAGGTATTTGAAGCATATAAACGGAATACTAAATTAATCAAGATGAAAGATGTTCCTGTTAAAGTTACTAATATAATTAACGAATCAACTAAGGATATTGTCTTATTTTCTGATACTTCTACTGTGATTGAATCTGCTATTGTGGAAAATCCACATGAAGATTTAACCAAAGCAGTAGAAAGCAGTTGTATTGAATATGAAGTTAAAGAACCTGTTGTAGAAGCTAAAGTAAAACAAAAATCCGATGAAGAATTGGATTTATCTGCTTTACTGGATGAGGTTTGTGGATAAACAAAAAACTGTGATCGGAATCGACAATGGTGTAACAGGAACTATATCGGTTTTTGTTGGAGATGAGTTAGTTGAATTTTTATTAACTCCACATTATGTTCAGCAAAGTTATACCAGAGAAATAAATAACGTTTCAAGAATAGATTTTAAAGAATTGTTAGATTTATTTTCTAAGTATAATAAGAATTGTTTTGCTGTTCTGGAAAGACCATTATCAAATCCAGAGCGATATAATCAGTCTATGATAGCTTTAAGGGCATTTGAAGCCACTATAATAGCTTTGGAGTTATCTAGTATAGATTATCTAGTAATTGATTCTAAGAGGTGGCAGAGGCGATATTTAAAGGGGTTCGGTGGTGAAGCACTAAAAAGAGAATGTGCTAAACTTGGAATTAAGTTATATCCACAGTACAAAAAATTGATAACTCAACATGGAGATGCTGATGGAATATTTATCGGAAAGTGTGTGATAGATGGAATAATAAAGTTTGGTGAGAAACAAAAAGTTAAGAAACCAAAACAAGAAATAAGGAAATTTGGAACAAATGTTTGAAATTCAATGGTTTACAATTTTAGTTGATAGAGCATTATTTAGATTAGTTTTAGAGAACCAAAATTGTTATGCTGAAACAAATAGAGGAATATTCTTTCAACCACCAAGTGATAAAACTAAAAGATTATTCATGGAATATTTCAATGATATGGTTGATGAAAAAACTATTATAATTAAAAGCTGTCATCCACAGGAAAATTGGAGATCATTTAAAAATCATAATTTAGCTAATTATTGTTCAAGTATTAATGGACATTCTATGTCAGTTGAGATGGATAGATATATTGCAAGTGGAATATTCTGTAAATCAATGGAGGTGGATAATGTTGATGTCCATGATATATTTAAAGTTATCGTAAAATTAAATCAATTTACATTTAGTAGTGATTATACATCAAGATATATTCAAGACGGAAATAATAATTCTGATATACCAAGCAATTTAATAATACCAAAATTTATCATTAATAGAATAAAATTAGAAATACCAAAGAATGTAATACTAAAATAAGGAAAATGTTAAATGGTTTTTGTAAAATATCAAATTATAACAGTTATTCAAGGTACTCCAGATATTATAACAGACAGTGGGTCATTTCAATCTATTCAACATTTCAGGAAAACATTTCCAAAGGCGGTTATTGTTGGTCATAGTCCAGATGGAGAATATTCTGGTGCTGATGCCGATGGGGTTAAAGATGATGCTATGATTATGTTAAATGAAAAATTTCCAAAGGGTGTTGTTGAATCAGTAAAGAAAGCTAAACAGCAAGTAACTAAACAGCAAGTAACTGATGAAGTTGCTCCAGAAGTACAAGAACAAAAGGTAGTTGAAGAAAAACCAAAATTAACTAACAAGACTAATGTTAAGACATTTACTAATAATGGAATAAAATTTAAAATAGAGAATACTCAATTATGGAAATTAGATTGGGTAAATGTAAAACATGAAGATGTTGATATGGAAGCTAGGGCATTAGATAATGATGGAAAAGTTATTCCTAAGTGTGAAATTGAAGTAAAAGTGTGGACACCAGTTGAGGAAGAACCGAATGAGTGAATTTGATCCAAATGAACTAGATAATATATTACAAGATGCTGAGGTTTTAATTCCAGATAATCTCAACGAAATTTCTAAATATATTCCGGTTGTGGCTGATGAAAGTGGTGAAGTTGAATTAACTGAGGTATATAAAAAATTAGATAAACTAATAGATGCTGGTGAGAAACTAATAAACAAGTTTGAATATCAGGATATTGAAGCTGATGGGGTTCTTTCTGGAATGTCGTCGGTAATGACTTTAGTTAGAAATACAGCAAATGACTTTATTAAGTTACACACTAAAGAATTGGAATTTAAACAAAAGATTGCTTTAGAACAGTTAAAAATTAAAGCTAGACAACAGCAACAAGAACGAAAACATGAAATGGATTTAGCTCTTGTAGAGGCTAAAAGAAATGGTGGAGTAATTCCTACTGATGATGCTATTGATGTTGTTCCATATACACAAGAAAGTGCGGTTGATAAATTTAGAAAAATGAAAGCGGAAGTTGAAAAACAAGGTAAATTAAATGAATGATAGATTAGAAAAACATTTAATAGAATTAGAAGAAGACATAACTTTAAGAGAAATTAATCTTAAAGAAAAAGCGTTAAAGTGTCCAGGGATAAAATTAAAGTGGATACGGATATATCATTCAGAAAAAGCTAGATTAACTAAATTAAAAGATGCTGAAGATATATTAGTTAAAGCATATATTAAGACCCAGACGAATAAAACTGTAACATCAGATCAAATTCCAAAACATTTAAAGAATGAAGCATCAAGTAAAGATCCAAGAATAAAACAAATTCAAAAAGAAATAACAAAACAATATGCGGTTATAGATGGACTGAAAGATATTGTTACATATATAATTGCTGGATTTGGTTATGATATAAGTAATTCAGAGAAGTGTCTGAAAATGGAATTAGATTTTTAATGAAAATAAATTTGGCTTTTGAATTTAACGTAGTATTATAATAGTAAATTTTAACCAAAAGGAAGTAGTAAAATGAAAAAAGGTAATTTAAGACTTGATGAAAAACAATCTTTAGTAGAAGCACTCGTTGGAAAGTATGATGATAAGGAAATCACTATGATTCAATATCTTCGTGATAATGGAGTTACTGTTAATCCAGAAGAACATTGGAATTGTGAAAAATTAGTAAAATTTAGTCCAGATGATGTTTTCGTTGAAATTCATAAAGATGCCATTGATGGTGATGGCTATTGTGCACGTGGTTATTATAGAAATAAATTTGATGTTCTCTTGGATCACATTGTCGATAAATTTGGACGATATATTATTCGACTAGCCTGTGCAGAAGAAAATCAGGAAAAATTGAAAGTTCTTCTTAATAGATATAATCCAGAAAATGTTAGATTAGATACTGGTTATTTATTTGCCGGTGAATTATCTATTGGATCTATTGACTCAGTTGAGGATGATAATGGTAAATGGGTTGGGGTTAAATGCGTTAAAAATCCTAGCTATTGTCAATATTGTACAGATTGTTATTTTGAACATTTGGATTGTGATGATATTAAATGTTCTGAGAAAGATCGTTATGATAAAAACAATGTCCACTATGTAAAGGGTAAAAAGAATAAAAATGGGTTTTATGACTGGGAAGATTAAAATAATAAAATAAAAAGAAATATAATTTTTTATGAATCGGCTATTGACTTTTCCGTCAAACTTGGTATTATAAGAGTAAACAAACTAAACAAAGGAAATTTATTATGCTTAATTTTACAGATATCGCAGAAGCCGTTGAACATGCTCCGTCAGGTTCTTATATAGGAATCACCGATTATGTTGATAAAAAAGGAAATGTTTCATCCGTGATTGGTCAAATTGGATGTTCTTATGAAAATTTAAAAGATTTCAATATACAGGTAATAAATGATGCAATTGAATTAGATGACTTTTCATCAATTCATATTGAAGGTGATTGTTATTACGATGAAGATAAAGAAGAATTTAATGCTAGAAAACGTTCTTGTCCACTAAAACATTTTGATGTTGAATATAGTGTAGAAGAAGTTAAAGAAGCTGTTGTTTCTTTAAAAGAATCAATTCAGACACCTAAAACCAAAAACACTAATAAAACACAATTAACTGATAAGGAAAATGGTCTTTATGTTGAAAACGAAACAGGTAATATTAATTTTTCACTATTAGTAGAAAAGCAATATTACAAAGAAGAAAAAAGTAAATTGCTTAAAGAAAGTCAGGAAATTCCAGAAAAGGTTAAAGTTTCTTCACCAGAAAGTATTTTAAAAGAAAAAATTCGTAATATGTTTACACGGAAGATCAAATCATTTACTATCGGAAAAGATAAGTTTTCTGAGTTATCAATTAATAAAGTAAAATTTATAAACGACTAAAAAATATCCCGAATGAAATATTTCATTCGGGCTATTTTACTATCAAACCAACTTTAAATTGTGCCAATTAATTCTTCAAAATTAACTCCAGTACGAGTAGTAAAGAAAGTTACTCTAATGAAGTCAGCAACCTTAACTGGTTGGATATAAACACCAACTTTCAATTCATTAAGGTCAATGACATCAGATGTATTATTTGTATCATCACAAACTAGAAGATAATCATATAATCCACCAGCGGCTTTAACCCGTTTAAATTCCGGTTCTATGATACTTAAGAGTTGTCTACGAGTAAATGTGTTATTTACTTTTCCAACAAATCCACGACATGCTTGATAAACATATCGCTCTAAACGAAGAACCATTCTACGAACATTAATTCGATCATAAGCAGATGCCTGTTTCTGTCCGGTCTTTTGTCCCCAGACAACAAATCCTTCAATCGGAAAGTTCTTAACATAATTTAAGTTATTGTTGTATAAGAAATCTTCCTGTTTAGCCGTAACTCCAAATGAAACATCAACAATATTTGAGAGTAATCCACGTTCTAAACCATAAGGAGCATCCCAATAGTTGTAGTTAAAGTCAACATTACAACACAATCCACCCATGAAACAGCTATTAGGAACCCAGATTAAAGCACCAGTAAATTTATTAGTGGTTCTAAGCCAGTGGACATAAGGAGCTTCAAAAGAGTTATTCATAACAGCCGAAATTAAAGGAACTCTTTTAGCTAAAGTATTATCAAAGTTTACATCTGGATTAGTTGAACGAACTACTTTAGCATCACCAACTAGAGCAAAATGTCTAGGTGCATCAATAATAGATATACAATCTCTACGAGTATTCTTACAGAATCCATTAATGGCACTAACGAGATTAACCCAAGTAGCTATCTGAGTTAATGAAGTAATAGTTACATCATTAGTATCAGTATCATGTATAGGGTCATACACAGTTCCGGTTCCAGCATTATCATCTGTAAATTGTGCGATAGAACTTAATCCACCATCCAAGTAAACATCGATTTGTTGTTTATCAATATCAGATAATTGTGCATATACTTTATCAAGTTCTGAAACAATTTGACCACCTTCAATTAATTTAGTATCTGAACCACTACCAAAACTTGTAAGAGTGTGTTCATTAGTGGTTGTATAAATCAAATCAGTAACTTTATTTGATGGTAATCCAGCAGTCTTATCTTCATTTCTATACATTTTAATGTAATTTGAATTTGTATTGACAATATCACAAATGAAATTACTTTGTCCAGTTACTTTATCTCGTTCAGTTAAAACACTTCCAACATGTGCTTCAGCAATTGATATAGATGGTTTTCCATCAGTATTTTCATTTGAGAATACTCTACAGACTATAACACCAATATGAAGACTTGTGTCTTTATTCAAAACAACTTCATTATTGTCTACAGTAGTGTTAAACGCTGGATATTGGCTAACTACGTCTTCTGATATACTAGAACCAGAAACAACACCTGAGAGTGGCTCTAACCAATCTGAAATAGCTACTTCAGTTGTAACAGCACCAGCAACAGTTGTTTTATTAACAATATTAACAATATCCATAGTATCATTACCGACACTATCAGTTAAAAGCCTCTGAGCTATTAA